ATCCTTGGCATCCTTGCTATTCCTAGATTTCATGTGTAATAAATTTTCATAATCAATAAGTGTATTTGATTGTTCTTCGTAGGAGATGGGATAATTCGTTTCTTGCAATCCACACAAAACATATTTTATCATTTTTTTCAGCATAACTGTAAAACCTGGGCTTGTTTGGTGTGTATAAATCATCTTTATTTCGTCAACTTCCAATTCTATTTCATATTTTTCCGCACTATCAAACACCCCAGACGCAGCAATATTATACTCTGGGATATAACTTCTTCCCTCCCGGTGCGAATCCTTGACTATGCTAATATCTACCCGCATAGGAAAATCTGGATGCTCTAATGAGTAACGATTTATAAATCTATAAATCTTTTTATTTTGTCCCCATGATTTAACTAAATCACGAATTAAACCAGCATTATTTCCCCATACCTTTTCCACATTAAAGGCTACCCGAAAATTAAAATCATCAAAATTTACAGGATAATATGTTGTAGAACCCTTTTTGAATAAAAACTTTTGCTCAAAACGAATATACGGCGCTTCTTCTAAATTCTCGGGAAGTCTGTCTGTTTTGCAATAATTTTGAATGTTATTTAAACCTTCTATTTCTGTACGGACATTTGATAAACGGGTTGTTCCGCTTTTTATATCTGTATATTCATTTTGAATGCGCAACATGTATTTGCCTTTGGGTTTCACCTGAAACCCAAGGGAGACGAGTTTTTTAACAACATTATCATGATCTATTTTTGTGATCGGCTTGACACCTCTTGTGCCAAACCGCACCTCAAACTCGCCCATTTCATAATTACCCAACTCGGTCTTATTATCTAAATAAAGTTCAATAAGTGCGTCTAATTCATCTTTTGGTGATTTATGCTCTGATGGAGCTTTTGCCGTTGTCATATATATATATATTAACCAATTAATATTTATATTAATTCAATTTTATAGTTTATGTAGTATACGTTCATACAATACTTTCTTCACTATTTTCTTTCCATTAGTTGTAATAGGGATATCTAGTTTATTACATATGATTTGTAATTCATTTAATTTATAAGAACCAATGGATTTTATTATTTTTTGAGGATTATCTACTTTCCAGTGTGTTTGGCAATATTTTTCAATAATAGTATCCACGTTGGAATCCTGTATGACACCATATTTAATGCCTAGTGATGTTGCCTTTTCAATAATCACATATATCGGTTCGTCGCTATTAGTCATAATTTCGTAGTATTTGTTATCCCATACAAAAAAAACATTGACATTATTAATTATACATAAAGCTTCCAATCCCTTGATTGAAATTTTTTCGCAATTTATAAATTCGGCTTCAATATCTATTACTTTTAATTTTGCGCTTTTCAAAAGTTCTTTCTTGCCCTTTAATTTTGTAATAAAATCAATTTTATATTGCGATTCTGTGGAAAATATATTATTTTTTATAAGGTCATAATTTAAAAGGTTATTTTCTATAATATAATAACACCAAAACAGGGTGTCCGTTTCCTTGGGAAAAAAAATTACGGGTCCAACGACCTTTTCAGTTTTATTAAAAATTGGAACACCCCCAGGTCTTTTGTTGACCTCTTTATTGATATTGATATTTTTATTAATAATATAATCGGTCTGATTAAAGTGTTTTGATGTTAACATATAATCTTGTAATAATTCAATTACGTGATTATATTTTTGTTTATAATTCTGTTGTGGCAGTATCATGCTCTTCTATATTATCCTTGTTATCTTTATTATCTTTAAAAAATTTGTTTGTTAAAATTTCGCGCTGACATTCTATTTTATTGAGTTGTATTTGCTGGTTAGTTATATATTTAATAAAATCGGTTATTTTTTCTATAGTATCATCATTTACATTAGTTAAATTAATAAATGTTCCATTACTATTCTCGTTGAGACATATAGTTTCGTCTTGTGAAATTATTCTTAAAATTTCCAGTTGATTATTTTTATCCATTTTTTCTATATAGTCTTTGATTAATGTTCGTTGCATTTATGTTATATATAATATAATCTTATATACTTATTTATCATTTATTACTAAATAAGGCTTCCTCTTTTTTGCATTACTTTGTTTTGGCACAATTAACTCTGCAATTATAGAAATATAGGCGTCATTCAACTCAAAACGCTGTCCCAATACCTTAATTGTTATATTGTCGTCAACATTAACCGTAGAGAAATAAGGCATGTCAAAATGATGATCCCGTGCAACAAATATAATTACAGGAGACACCTCGTCATTCGTTTCGGCCCGAATACCCGCTTTTGTTATATCTTTAACTACACAGCCAATTAACATACCTTCAACTGGAAAACACACTTCGGCTTCATAGACTATATTGAACTTAATATAATCCGCAAACACAAGTCCACTCGAATAAGTAACTATTTTAACCGTGTTCTGTTTAATGTAACCCTCATTATTACACTTTCCTTCTATTTTACTAGATAGGACATTTTCCAATGTTTGTTTTATATTTTTGCCTACATTTATAAAGGGTAACTCCACGGTTTCAGTTAGCATAGAATTATGAAAAATTGTTTTGAGACCTTTTTTCTTAACAGTATGACCAAGTTTTGGAGGCATTATATAATATTATTACAGAAATTCTTTTTAATCAATTTTTTTTATATACCCGACATAATATATTCGATGGGTGATAAAAACCACCTTTTATTATTAGTTTCAAGCTCATTGTTCAATCGTAAAATTATTTCTAAAAATACACATAAATAGGTTTGGGTTCCAATTTTTTTACCTATTTTGTGTGGCTTTATTATTTCATTAATACTTTTAATGACTTCATTTCGTTTATTGTTTTCACAGCGGTTTCCGCGTTTTGTATTATCTAAAAGATCCTTTGTTTTAAATACCATTTCGAGATTTTCAGATGCCCGCTGTTTAAAAATAACATAAAAACCTACTAAATTATACATATCTGATTTTTTTATTATATATTCTTTAATCTTGTCAATCAAGCTTATATAATCCTCCTCATTTGCTTCAATCCACGCACCATCTTGTTCAATATATAATTGTTGTTGTCCATTTTTAACCCAGAAAAATCCTTTAATATTATCAACACCGATTATATTGGCAAATAGAACAGTTCTTAATTTCACTTCAAACTCTGTTAAATCTTCTTTCGCCAAATAATCTAACATGCTTATGATGGTTGTAATTTTTTCATTATCTATCATATGATTAATTATTATGTTATCTAGAGTTTCCCGGGTTATTTGTGGAAAATAAATACTATTACTTTGCATATATTCTATTACTACTCCCGCATATTTATACCAATCGGTTTCCGAATGTAAGTTCCAATTAGAGCGGGTTGTCTTCTCATAATTATCCGAAAACTGTTTTATAACGTCGGTTGCACCTATTTCGTTCTCCTTTTTCTCTTCGTTATTTTTTCTTTCCGCCATATCCGATATTTTGAATTGAATTTTATTTCGCTTATATGCGACGGGTCTGGAACGATCATAAACCGATGTGTGAGTATTGGATATTTCTAGTGGTTGAAATAAATACAAATTTCCAATATTAATAAGATTGCCTACACGGTTATATTTATCAACCAAAAATTCATTCTTATCACCAATCATTTGGGACAGAGCCGCATTTATTTGTATCAACGGATAATTCTTCGCGCCTTGCAATTCCCGAACCAATTGTTGTTTTCTATAAAAAAACTTATTTTTCATTAACCTCTTTATATGTGTGATAATTTTATCCATATTCATTACAATATAAGGCTCACTATAGGTGTCCATAACAACATCCTCCTCCGCCATAACAATATCTGGTATACACTTATACTCACAACTTTCCATATAATCACATACCGACGAATAAGGTTTATCTCCAATCCTATATTGTATTTCTTGTCCACTTGATAATTTTTGCATAACTTTCTTTGGAAAATTGCTCTCAACAAAGTTAGTTTGCTCATGATTTAATAAACAATCAACCGCGGTTTTTTTTAATACACGACTTACCTTTCCTATCTGTATCGCTTTTCCTTCAGCAAGCCTATATAAATATAAATCTGCCGCCTCAATTTCTCTATTTACCAATAAAGACCCATATAAAAATATTTGAACATTTCTTTTAGAAAAATCCAATGACATATGGCTGCAATTACGACAGGTTCTACCAATAATTTGTTCTATTCTATTCATGTTATACCAGGGCTCCATGATGTGAACTTGTCTTATATTTTTAAAATCCAGCCCCTCAGAACCTGCCTGAGATATAAACACCACTTTAACATGATGACCGTCTGTATTATTGCTGTTTGTCAATGCTTTTATATCATCCAAATTATTGGGGGACAAAGCTTTATCTCCTGTTATCATCGCATATTTTGCGGGTATGAACACTTCATCTGTGTCCTTGTGTATCTCCCGTGTTGCTAGATTAAAGATATCTGATGTGGGAGACTCAGCAAATAAAGACTTTGTTTTGCCATGTCGTGTAAAGCCCATCTCTTCTAGTGCCAATACAATGGGGACGAGACCAACATCTATATATTGAGAATAAATTAATATAATACCTTCTGAACTACGTACGGAATTACATATGGACGCAATTTTACCACTGTATTTGTGGATATTGTCTGGTGAAAAAATATGTTCATATCCTTTTTTATAAGAAAAATTATTTCGTGCAGGAGGATTCGTGCGCTCGGTAAATTTCATTATGCGTTTTAATCCCGATTTACCAACCAAATATTTTATATTGGGTCTGGCATCCTCATCCTCTAATTTAGGATGTGGGTAAACCATATTAAGCGCTTCTAATGGACGTTGCAATAAGGTATACCCAAACGTATCGCGTTCTTCAAAACGTTCCAGACCGATTTCTTCCTTGATTACGTCTAAAATATAATCATATCCTTTCTGCTGGTATTCGCCGACATCTGATAAATAAACATCAACATGTTCCAACGGCTGAACAATGGGTTTATTGTTCAATTGTAGTCTGGGATATTCAACTTGTTTAAAGGTATTTTCTACTGCAAATTGTGCTGGCCATATCCTATATGGAAAAGTATAAGGATTCTCGCCACGCACAAAAGACACATATCCTGTTGCTCGTCTTTCAAACAATTCCTCACCAACAGGATTCCCTTCTTCATCCATTTTGAAATTTCCATTAGCATCAAACACATCTCGTAAATCCATTTGAGGACGCCGATCGTTTATATTCATTAAATTAATCAACCAAATTATCTCTTTATAGGTATTAAACATCGGTGTCGCCGATAATAATAATAATCTTAAATTATCAACGCTTTTGACTAATTTTAATAAGTCAGCAGATACACGTTTGTTGTCATTCTCTTCTTCTACCTCTGTTGACCTTATGTTATGAACCTCGTCAATAATTATAAGTCTGTTGTTAAATATTTTTTGTAACCTCTTTTTTGATTTGGATTTATTTTCTCCAGCGCCGATTTTGGACTTATTTTGAATATAATTCGCCAGTTCAATATATCCCATAAATAAATATGCGTTGCTTATAATACGTTTAATCTGTCTAGATACCGTTTCTTTTGATAACCCACGCATATTCATGGGATTTATTTCCTTTAAAAATTTATTACCAGTGCATGCTCGTAAATCCCAGATTCCATCAATCAGTTCCAGTTTCCTTTCATCAAACAATTGTAGTTTAAAATTCTCTTGAACATTGGGGGAGGCTACTACAATTATGCGTTGCGAAATTCCCATTTGTTTTAAATAATCACGCATCTCTTCTGCAATCCCTATCGCTGAACAGGTTTTTCCAGTACCTAAACCATGATATAGTAAAAGACTGTTGTATGGTGTCATAAACGACATAAAATTTCTAACAAACAACTGATGTGAGGACAGTTCAAACTGTGCATTGCATAATATATTACCTTGCTTCTCTACATCATATATTTGTCCATCAAATCGTGTATCATAAAATTCTTTCTTTTTTGAAATTTTTGCATTAAACATATTGTCATCTAAATGTGGGTATAAATAATCGAACTCTGTGGGGGGTGACTCCAGCTCTTCCAGCTCTTCCAGCTCTTCCAGCTCTTCCAGTTCCTTCGCGGGAGACTCCTCATCGGAGATTACTACTAATTTAGGTTTTCCCTTTTTAGGTTTTCCTTTTTTAGGTTTTCCTTTTTTAGGTTCCTCCTCCGCTTGTTGACCAATCTTGTATTCCCATTTTGAGGTTTGACCCTTTGTTCCGCGAAACGCACACTTCACTACCCCAAGTATTTCAGGTTTGGCGTCTAACAAGGCTCCCTCCTTATGCTCTATGAGGGGAGACCCCTTATGCATTTCATCCTCATGCTCCCCTGCAGGAGTCTCTTCATTTTGTTTTAAAACTATTTTAAGCTTCCTTTTCCTTGGCATATATATTATTCATATAAACTATATTCTAATAACAATTTATTAATTCTTTTTATTAAATCTATTTTTTCTAAATTATAAGGACGTATTAGATGAATTGCTTTGTCTAAGTTTGCCCAAATAAGCTTACTTACTTCTGTTGTTTGAAATGGGTTGATGGGCTTATGATTATTATCTAAATAAGCTAAATAATAACGATGTTTATATGATTTATAATTTGTTCCTATGAATATTTCGTCTAATGGAAGTAAATTTTGAACAACCTTCATCTGATAACGCTGATAACCCGTTTCTTCCTCCATTTCTCGTAATGCACACTGCATATCTTTTTCCTGATAATTGCGTCGCCCCTTTGGAAATCCCCATTCAGGTTCTTGCCATTTATCAGTAACTTCGTCAATTAAAGTCTCTAAAGTATAATCATTTATGCCACTTTTTAATGTTTCAAACTTTTCACAAGACTGAATCTCTTCACCTCTATATTGAATTCCAATGTTTTCGCCCCACAAATCCCGCCACATATTGTTAAAATCGCAGGTTAATAACCTTTCATGTTCTGTTGTAGTCATTATGCCTAAAATATTTAGTAGATATGACTTATCGTATAAAGAATATTTTCCTCTTATAAAATCCACATATCCTAATGTATCCTTTCTACGTATCATTAAATATTCTGGTATCCCATTATTCTGTCTAAATATAACCATTCCTATACTTGTAATTGGTTGTTTACATTGATGAAATAAATGTCCATTTTTCCCACAATTGCTGCAAAAATGATATGTTTTCATTTTTTTAAACCCTATATGTAATATCCTCAATGTTTTTATATTGTTTAATGTAATGGCATTAGATCCAACTGTATGGGGACCCTTTTACTGGTTTGTTTTACACACAATCACACTATCCTATCCATTAAATCCGACGGATACTACAAAAAAAAAATATTATGACCTTGTTCAAAACCTTCCACTTTTTTTACCCATCTCTCAGATTGGTAATAAGTTTAGTGAATTTTTAGATAGTTATCCAGTTACTCCCTATTTAGATTCACGAGAATCCTTTATAAAATGGATGCATTTTATTCATAATAAAATAAATGTGTATCTAGGCCTACCAGAAAAGACCATGGAAGAAGCAATGGTGGATTATTATGAACATTATAAACCAATTGAAATTAAGACCCAAGAGAGAAATCAACACATAAAGTATTTATGTGGTGGTTCGTTGTTTGTTATTTTACTCGGATTATCTATTTACCTTTATAGATTTTGAAAAATCTATGGCAAAACGGGGGAAATTTCACTTGGAACCTCGGACCCCTTCAAATGATGCAATGAGAAAAATTTGGCATAAAGAATGGCATTAGGAACCGCTTCTAGACGACTGGGGTCATCTCCGCCCCACCAATGCCCAATCCCTTCTTGAAACACCAAGGCGGCGATGGATATAAATAATCCCCGGAAGATTCGTTGCTCTGTCCTGCCATAATAATGATGCATAGAACTAAGAATTGCAATTGGAGCATAAATTAAGCTGTACAGTGCAGCCACCTTATAGTCAATGGATAAATAGTGAGTTAAATACATAAAAAATAGATTACGTATAAATTGGACACAGTGTTTAGGTGACAATAAGAAGAGTGCAGGCAACCACTGTGTAATGCCATATATCGTAAAGGGCATGCCTAAAGTATGCATGTAGCAATTAAACTTTGATTTGTGAACTTCACCATAATATTCGTAGCCTTCTTTTCCCACACAAATTTTTAAATATTTGAAAACGGGCAAGATTGCCAAACCGATTAATGATGCATTCACATGTCCTGGAAATCTTAATAATAAAACATCTTTCAGGGTTATTGGTTTAAATGGGACGAGTTGATTAAACATATTTTTTAAATCAAGAGGATCGCGTTTTGCCATATAAATAATATGGGTGATTATTTTAATATTATTTAGCTATAATAATATTATTAATATATAGTAGATGGTATCTAAAAATAATAGGACGAGAGGCAGAACCAAGAAGCATAGGCGTCGGGGTAGAAGCAGTCTGGGTGGGGAAGCCATCGCAGCAGGAGGGTATGGTTGTGTGTTTAAACCCGCGCTTAAATGTCGTTTGGGAAGCAAAAGAACGACGGGGATCAGTAAGTTAATGTATGCACGTTACGCTATGGAGGAAATGGAAGAAGTGGCGAGGTTACGACCGATCATATTAACCATTCCGAATTACGAAAAATATTTCATAATACATGATATAGACATATGTGACCCTGCACCACTAACCGCAAGTGATTTGAAAAACATGAAAATATGTAATAATTTTAAAAATCACAACCCCAAATTGGTAACAAAAGATAATATCAATCGTGTGTTAGATCAACTTAAAATTATAAATATTCCTTATGGTGGGGAAGATTTATCTAAATGGATTACATTTCTATCAGGGAGTTCAAGGAATAATCCTGC